GAGGTCTTCATATTCAATAATTTAGCACGGCGAATTCGACAGTTAAAACTATTGACAGGACATGTTTCTTAACTAAGTAGAAGGCCCTCACGATGTAATAAGCCTATGGTTCCGACTTTTAAGGTTTTTCATCTGGAGGGTTCATTTGGGCCAATAAAGCTACATTCAACATTGTTGCACCAATAGCTTGTATGGTGGGTTCCTATTACAAAGGAACTCTTGCATGGGGACAAATACCCTTAGATAGCGCCGGCGATACATAAGGATTATCAATTTAACAACTGATAGCCATATCCTCAGAAATAGAAATTATGGATGCTCAATTTGAGTTGTAAACAGCGGTCATAAATAATGATCTTGTATATGATTCATAGAATAGTACGGAATCAGCATCTTCCTCAGCAATGGTGGGAGAATTAGTTAATTACGTAATATTATAACAACCAGTACAAAGTATTGCAGACGCAGATCCAGTTGATGATGAAAATAGGTCATGGTCGCTTTAAGCCAATTTCACCGGTAACGGTGTTTTTTGGGGTAATGCTTAAGATTCTTTTGCCAATAATCTTTTTAAAAGATATAAAGGAGCATAAGGAAAGGAATCACCAATGCCTAGTGTATTATAAACAGTTAATCCTAGAGATATGAATGAAAGATCACTAACTGCCTAACCTACCTCGTTATGGCAAGGTGCTAAAAATCTGCTGGGATCGGGACTAAAATGGGCTAACGAAAACAAAGAAGCCGTGTTAGCTGCAGGTCAAATGGCTGCTCGATTATTAGCTGAAAAAAGGCAATATAATATAGATGCAGAAGTTAAGGAACAGCCATTAAGTATAAAAGAAGATCTAAGTATACCCATAGCGGATTATATTTAGGTTTTACAGAAAGTAGAGGATGCAATTTTGTAAATTTAATCAATGAACTAATTGTTTTGCTCTCCAGAATTAAGATTATTATTACATTTACTTATTTAAGAACAGTAATCGATTAATAGTCATTTAGTTCTGCCAGGTGATATATCGTCAGGATATTATTACCCTAAAGTTGTAGGTTTTAACGTGCCAACCTACGCTAAATTGATAGAAAAGGATAACCGAAGGAATTGTATTCCCGAATGTGAAACCGATTCTGATACGGATTCTGACACTGGATCTGATCATGATAATTAAGATGATTTATTGAGTGTGTCTGACAAAAAAGAACAAGATCAGGGGTGTCAAAAGGACTAAATTGATCATGCTTCTACAAAGCTATCAGAAAAACAGAAAATTAAATTGAAG